CGTGGCCCCTGATCCTCGAATCTTGTAGGGGTCCGTGCCGGGAATGCAGGTATGAGCGTCCATGTTCGTGGAAGCGTCCACCGTATCGTCTGCACGGGTTACAAATTGCCTCTGGAAGGTGTAGGCCGTACCGTCAGAGGGGTTACAGGCCATACACTGCCCGGTAGCTCCCACGGTCCAGATGTCGCCCTCGAGGAGCGTGTTTCCAGAAGTTCCGCCCTTGATGTCGATCGTGGTGTCCTCTTCCGAGGAATTCGTCTTGATGAGAAGCGTGTCGCCCTGCGCCGTCCCTACGGTGTGCCGCTTCACGTTCACGGACTCGTAGCACTTCATGCCTGCAATCGGCACTTTCAACTGTCCGTTGATCGGCGTGCCCTGTACGGCCTCCTCGACCATCGGTGCATGGAGCAAGCTCTTCATGTTCTCGCCGATCTCCGTAACGGCGGAAGGGTCAAGAACACAGTGGCAGTCCTCTTGTGGGGCACCCATGAACGTCATGCGTTCCCGGGCCTGCCGGATGACCTTGGTTGAAGAGGGCGTGGTGCCCGGGGTTCCGACTTGGTTCGGGATCTTCTTGTAGAGGTCCAGAAGGTCCGATTCGATAGCGTGAGCAAGAGCACGCATCTTGGGCTTGATGATCTCCTCGGATACCTCTGTGGTGAGCATCTGATAGGTCAACTGCTCGGCGGTAAGCTGGAAGTTTGTGTTTTTCCGGGTGGTGCAGGTCATCGTGATGGACCGCTGATACACATCATCCACGGTCGTGATGGTCGCCCCGGTATTCACGCGGGATTCGATGGGCTTCTTGATCTTGACGGATCCACCTGTCCGGTAGTTTCCGGTAACAAGTGATCCGACTTGGCGGTTGACGGTTCGGGCCATGACCAGTGCTTCCCACAGGTGCATGGTCATGAGCTTGACAACGACGGTACTGGTAGCAAACGTATTGGCCATTTTTCGGGTCTCCTAGCTTTGCTAGATGACCCCGCGTGCCTTGCGGACGTCCCGCATGATACGGTTGAAGTCTGCCTGGTCGAGTTTGGCAAGGCTTTCCACCGTGTGGCCGGCCTTACCGCCCCCGCCGCCTCCGGTCGGTTCGCTTGGCGCTGGGGTCGAAGTTACGGCTTTGGGTTCCGGCGCATTGGCCGCAACCTTCACCATCTGCTCGATTTGCCCTAGCTTCATTGCGACGGAGACCGGAGAAGTCAGAGAGGCGATTTCATGTCCTGCGGCGTGATTCTTGCCCAGGTAATAGGCAACGTCAGCCGGATTTTCGAGTTCAGCCATTACGTCAAGCATTTGCGGCGTGTACGAAAACGGCGTCTGGTACGCGATTTGTGCGAAGTCTTCGTGCTTTGCGCCTCCCTCGGCCAGCTTGGACCGCAGTGAGGTTTGCCGTTCCTGTTTTTGCTGCTCGGCTCGTTCGGTGTTTTGGTTCTCACGTTCACGGGCGAGCTTTTGCTCGAGCTTGTAGTCCGTAAGGGCGTCTACATAGGCTTCGTCCGAATCGAAATCGATTCTCTGGGGCACCCCTTCGGTTGTCTGGGGTCCGGTGCGGGCGACATCACCTTCCTTGATCTTTTTCTCTAACTCTGCAATGCGCCTGTCCCGTTCCTCCATGTCCCGGGTGAGTGCCCACTTCTCTGCGGTCATCTCGTCAAAACGCTTCTGGAGGTTGTCCTTCTCAGGTTCTCCAGGCGTTTCCTGTGGGGTAGGCGATTCCCCGCCTTCCTGTGCGCCTTGAGACTCTGTTCCAGCCTCTTTGCCCGGTGTTTCCCCCTCACCGGTAGGGGCTTCGAGTTGCGGGTCCGGGTTGAATACCTCTTCTTGTGCCAAGGCTTCTTCTGCCATTTGTGCGGCCCTCCCAGGCCGGATTTTTGCCCCTTGTACTGTGGCCCCAAGGGTAGGGTCTGGGGGTTCTAAGCGAGTTCTATGATCGCCAGTTCTGTTCCTGCCTTTGTGCATTCTGAGCAGTCGATACAAGGCCTAATCAGCAGCCCGCTATCGCCGCCCAATTCGACGTATTCCATGTGGTTTGCGGTGACAACGAGAATGTCCACGACCTTTTGGCCCGTAATGCTGCCGTCTCGCACTATCAGGCGATCATTGGCATTCCCGACGTATCCAATGCGTCTCACCGACACTTCTCCGTAACGGTTGCAGATGTCGGGCAGGTCCGCGCCGATGTCCACGTCGTCGCTGTCATCGAGGCCGGAAATGTTAATGATTTTTCCCTTGTGGGTTATGGTCGTTGCCATTCAAAACCTCCTCTCTTTGGGCAACAAAAAAGGGACAGCCGAGGTCGGGTCCCGACTGCCCCTTGATTTGCTTTCGCCTTCCGCCCCGTCGAGCGGAGACTAGCCCTTTATCGTGTTAGTTGATTCCTCCCTTTGGATTGACTTCTGCTGCATCTACCGTCATCGGGTTGGGCTCGTCGTACCTGTGTATGCCTATTTCCGCCACACAGGACATCAAACCCTGAAAGACACCCTCTTCGCCCTCAAAGTCCATGTTTTGGGCCTGTGTCTTGAACCCAAAAAGCACGGCCCAGTGTCCTTCATGGATACCCTTTGCCCGGACTAGCACCGTGGCAAGCTCAAGATACGTGAACCTGTGATCTTTCCGGGTGCCGAGCTTCTCGCCGATCGGATTTACGAGGAAACCCGCGTTTCTTTCCATTCTCCCCCCCATTCTTTTTCTCGAATTTCAGGCAAACAAGCCCCTGTACGGTTCTGTACGACTGAAACCATGCCCAAGACACTCAACTCTGCTTCTGGGGCCATTCTCCACAACCTCAAGGCCTGTTTCGTAGGATCTTTCAGGATGTCCTCGAAGTGGAAGACCCAAACTGGCCCCAGTTTGCGGAGTATCCGCTGTCCTTCGGTCGTCCTGCGCTTCAATTCCTGAATGCCGCCCCAGTGAATCGACCGCTCCGGCCCGGGGTATAGCTCGTCAAGCACCTTGACCTGTGATCGGGCGATCTCTTTCCAGGACCGACGCATCCAAATGAATCGGTACTCGTAACCCTCGGGAGGTGGGTTCTTGTGCGGCTCGAGGATCTTCACGGCTTTGCCTTCACAGTCGGCCAGCCATTCGGTGTCGCCATTTCGGAGTTGTTCAGCCCTGTGGGTTTCCAACAGCACGGCCTGATGGTCGTCCATGTATACGGGCATACCGCCCGCGTGGAGCATTTTCATCATGAGGCTTGTGCCCGACCTTGGAAGGCCGGAGACGACGGTTATCACTGCATCGGTCCTCCCTGTGGCGGCAGTGCCCCCTGTGGCGGTCCCTGCGGTTCCTGCGGCATGTACTGAGCCATTAGCTGATCAATCATAGCTATCAAACCGGGCAACTGTATCCCTTCCCGGATGGCTTCTGCCTCCATCAGCTTCTTGATACCGTCCAGAATGGTCTGAAACTCTTTCCGATCCTGTTCCCGTGTTGCAATCTCCATCTTGTTCAAGACTTCGATCAACTTCGGATCCGGCTGTTGCGGAGGCTGCGGCACTTCTTCCTCCCCTTCCTCTGGCTCCAGGAGATGCGGCGGCACAAGCGACTTCAGCCGTTTCTCGAAGATCTCAGCCTCCGGGATGTCCTGCAGCTTGGCCAGAAGGTCCGCAATCAGCGGGAACGCCGCCGGGTACTTCGAGATAAACCCTTCCATACGCTGCAGCATTTCGTCGCGCAGGGTCACAAACTGCGGCCCTACGTCCACCACCACGTCATAACTGCCCCGGGATAGGTCGTTGAACACGGGAACTTCCGCCCCGTTCGTGGGCCCTTCAACCCTCGGGCCTCTGTAGTCATCCGGAAACATACGCTCAGAGGCGTTGATAGGCACCATTGCCTCCGAATTGTCCAGGCCCCGGGTACGCACCAACCGGGCAGAGTCGTACACCTTGGGCATAAGGTCCACAAGGATACGGCCGACCCGCTTGATCGACTTGGCCATTTCGTCAGGGTACACGTAGGTAGCAACGTCCCCTTCTATACGTCTCTGCGCGATAGCAACCCCTGATTTCTCCGGACCTGGCTTTGTCGCGGTCCAGGGGACACCCACAATGTCGTGCAGGTCTACGTCATCAGCCTGCGCCACGGTGATTGCTGCCTGGCTTGCAGCCTCCGGAAATACCCTCTGAGGCGGTGCAAGAGCGTTCGTTTCGCCTGGATCGTCATTGTAGGTAAGCAGGTCTACGTTATCGGTTCTTGACCGTCTGTAGGCGTCCTCGAGGCCCGCAACTTGGTTCTTACCGGCCAGCCACGGGGCCTTCGGCTCCAGGGCTACACGCTCAATCATTGCGGTCCTTGAGTAGTTCCGGCTACGAATCGCGTCTTTTCCGTGCCTCACCAGCCCCCAAGTCATCATTTTGCCGTCGATTTCGATCCGCTCTCCCCAGATAGGCACAATCGGGTGGAGCGTGCCGATCCATTCCTTGCGGTCCTCCAGGAGTTCGATTCCGCTCATCTTGCAGCGCATCCACGGCCGATGCTTTACCTTCCGGGTCATTTCCTTGCCGTCTGCATCCACGACAGGGGTTACAAGGGCCCCGGATTTCTCCAGTTCCTTCAAATCGTCCTCAAAAACGTCCGTAACGTACACCTGCCCTGACTGCTCGAGCACTTTTACCTTCTTCAGGGTCTTTGTCTTCTCTTCGCCCCGATAGAAGTAGTCGGAAACGGTGACTGTCTCGCCTTCTGACCAATGACTCATCCATTTGCCGGTGTGGACAGACACATCAAGGGGGGTTGCGTCCGGATATTTCGACTCGAACCGGTCCTTGCTCATCTTTTCGTATACATGCACCCACTCAGCGTCTTGCAGGTCGCTCTGCCTGGCCGAAGGATCCCAAACCACTGCAAAAGCGTCCGTCAGGGCCATGATATACGCTTCCTGGTCGAACGATTCGTCAGAGACGTACCGGGTTTCTACCCGCATCCAGCCACGGCCACAGGAGGCGGATAGCTGCCCCCCGGTGTCCTGCGCTTCCTCAAAGTCACAGGTCTGCTCAATGGACCGAATCATCCCACTCATCAAGTCTGCAATCTGCTTGTCTGCGTCCCCGTCCTTGGGCCGCACCCGGATGGAGTACCGGTTCATACGCATGGCGTTCTTCACCCGGGCCACAAAGGACGGCATTTTGTTGTACTCGAGGCAGGGCCGTTGATTGGCCTGTCTCTTCCTGCGAATTGCGTCTTCCCACTGACACCCGGGCTTGTACGCAAACTCCAAGTCTTCCTGAGCGAGTTTGTCGTCGTCGCTCATAGCCTCCTGGCCCTTGGCAAGTCGTTCCCGGGCGGTGGAAAGGAACTCTTCCACGGTCTGTTTCGTATCGTCGGCCATCACATCCCCATCCAGGCGTTATCTGCGTGCTCCATTGGCGGCGGTTCCTCCACATCAGCCGAAACAACCTTTCTGCCAGAATACGCCACTGCGTAATGCCCGAAGGCATCAGCCCCGTGAGAGGCCCAATCGTGCAACGGCGTGGACTTGTACGTCTTGCGGTCGTCGTCGTATTCCCGGCGATAGTTTCTCAACGACTCTAGGCCGGCGTCTGTCTTTGCCTTGTCAAAATAGCACCGGGGAAGGAGCGTCCTGGTAGGCTGTATCCGGTCCAGGGGGTTCATGCGGGGCACTACAACCATCTTCCGGCCGTGATTCTTGGCGATCTGGTACGCACTGCGGCCCCCTGCAGCAAACGACCTGGCCTTGAAGTCGTGCGGCACGTAATCCTTGCCGTACACGTACTTTCTGCGGTTCAGTTCCTCCAGGTAGTATTCGATCCCCTCATCTGAGCCGTGCAGGAAGTCAATCAGGTGGTACTCACCCCCCGGGATGGCCTGCCAGAACCAAATGCATGTTTCGTCGTCCACCCCGATGTCCCATGAAGTATCTACCGGCACGGCGGGATCGTAGGGTACGGAGCAGACCCGGCCTTCCCGCTGTGCATCCATCAAGAGTTTGTGATAGTAGGCCCCCTGTCTCACGACCTCGAAACCGCCTTCCCAGATGTATTCATAGCTCTCAGGGTCGGTTTCCTTCAGAAAGTCCTTTTCGGCCTCGAGCTCCGGAGACAGCCACGGGTTGTCCCTCCAGGAGGAGTTGACCACCACAGCCCCGGGCGGTGGGGTCTTCACCATGCGCTGATAGGTAGGGTCAGACTCGTGCCGGGGGTTGAAGGACACCCAAATCTCAGAGCCTTCCTTTCGGATGGTAGGAATGAGCACTTCCCAAGACTCGTTACTAACCTTTTGCGCTTCCTCTACCCATACGATGTCCACACCCTCGGTTGACTTGATTTCCTCCGGGTTGTTCTTCATGCCCCTGAAAATGAACTCGGT